GGCAATGTTTCAGAGCCGGTATACACAAGTGAATAGTTTGGATTGAATCTTCCATTATCGCAGGGAAGAACAGTAAGACATCTTTTTCTTAAAGATGCAGTGTTAAATAGATACTCTGAAACTCTTCTCGATGAGACGCCTGAGGATAGATTTAGCTGCACATCTGTCTGATTGCTATCACCCTTATCACATGCAGAAGATGCTGTTAGAAATAAGAGCCTTGGATATATGTTATTTACAAGATCCTTTGTGAATGTATCTAGGTTTATAAGTGTCGAATCCACTGTCATCGCCAGGCCAGCATTGAACGGCATTGTTACAAACGGATCTATAAAGTTGCTAATGGGATATGATACAGAGTATTCTCCAGAACCTCCACCAGTGTCACTAAAGTAGCTCTTATATGCGCCCGTAACAGCATTTACCAGGAATGTACGCTCTCTTCTCTCATTAATATAAAACGGAGGAAGATAAAACAACAAGTCTGTAAAGTCCTCTGGCCCTCCAATCGAAGAAGTGTAGATTTGTGTCAGCGTCCTGTAGGAGTTGTAGATCTTAAGATCATGAACCTCAGCGTTGAGGGGATGATTAAATGCAAATCCAGCTGGATCAAGCCTTCCCATGTCTTTTGACTGGACCGGTTCTATTAAGCCGTGGCCTGGGTCAGTAAATCCCTCTATGGAGCTCGCCTTTGTATTAAAAAATCTTGAGATATTGGAGCCAGCTGATGCAGACCCAGATACGTTTGCCCCCTCATAAAAGTTTCCTATGAAGAGGGCATCAGGGTCAGCAAGATTTCTACTGGCAAATGCTGCTGATCTGCCTGTTGAGGAGCTAACTTCTGGGACAATAGATTCTGAGCCTGTAATAGAAAACTCAGAAGAGACCTCTCCATCGATCACAAAGCTTCCAGTGCCGCCATTTACCTTAGGACTCCACCTTATTGCAACGTGATGCCAGTGGTTTCTCTTAAGAGAGTTATCAGCTGATAGAAAGGCATAATCATAGGGATCCTTCTTATACCTGGAAAGATCTCCATTATAGATGGGAATATCACTTGAAGCTGTTAATAAAAACTTAGAGGGTGCAAAATCTGCACTCTGTGAAAGCTGTAATAGTATTCTATATCCGTCAGCTGTTCCATTTGCCGCTGTACTTGACCCTGTAACGAGAGAGACAGCAAACGTACTGCTCATGTGATATATTGTTCCAGCTTGAAAGTGACCGTTTGTCTTGAATCCCTTTGAGAGGTCATTCGTATATCTCGGGTTGATATAGAAGTCAAATGTAAATGCACCTTTGGGAGCGTACCTTCCAGTAAAGTGAGTTGGAGAAGTCTCATATGCTCCAGTCATAGAAGGATATATCAAGACAGAGCTTAACATCACACTGTGTCCTGCTTCAATGGAAGATGCCTGCTGGTTTATGGACGCTGTAAAGAAATTTAAGCTGTGGTAGTTAGTATACGCGTAATCAGGATTCTTCATCCTAGCCCTATTTGCTGGAAGAAGTATATTTCTAACCTGGTCCTTGACAGATCTAAGCTTTCCCTCAAAGCTAGAAGCAGCGACCTGTGGGACTATCCACTTATTTCTCGGAGAAGCAGCATAAAAACCGGTGTTCTCATAAAGAAACGGAGGTCTAAATCTGGTAATACTAAATGCTTTTGAATTTTTAATAGGCCGCTTTGCTTTTCTAACCCCCTCCATGTATCCCTTGGCTGGAGGGTTTGATTCATCTATGCCGTGTCCGCTCGACCAGTCCTGGTTTGCGGAAGCGACACCGAGATAATCTTGGATATCTACCTCACCTGCCGCTGTGGCCTCGACTGCAGCTCTTAGATTGATAAGGAGTGATGATTGATCCTCATTGTAAGTTGTGCTTTCTGGGTCAAATGCCCTAACACTCTTAATGACTGTGTTGGCTCTTGGCATAAGGTTAACCTGGCCAATTGATCCTGTTGGAGGAGCTCTACCACCTGGTATCCGAGGGGATTCGATCTCCTGGAGTGATTTTTGAGAAGATGAGACAAATGTTCTCTTTGGATGAGTCGTTAATGTAACTTGCTCAATCAGGTCAGGAGTGATTTTAATAATTGACATTTGCTAAACCTCCAGCCAGGACTAGAAGTCAAGCCTAATCCTGAATGTCAGATCCTTCTCATCATTCTTCTCAACAGGTCTGCTAAGTTTTGCAACAGCAAGCAGATTATTTCTTCCATCATATAGACCAATTGTACTAACAAAGGAGAAAGTTCTCTGTGTATTCTCCTCTCCCTCATCTATTACCTTAATTCTTCCTGTTGAGTCACTAAACGTGGGATTAGAAGAGTAGTTAAACTCATCAGATGTTGCCCTACAGAAGACCAGTGTTGAGTTGATGTTTGTCACATTCTGGAATGTTATTGCTGTGAGTGATCCTGACTGGAATCTAACGGATGCAAAGTGATCTAAGATATTATCCATTGAAGCGGAGACAACAAAGTCTGGGACGAATTTAGCGTTTCTGTTTCCTCGTCCTCCAAATACTGCTACGTCTGATGATCCTGTTCCAGGAGTTGCTGGGCCATATCCTAATATCATCTGACCCCCCGGAATGGAGTCGAATGTATTGCTCTTCATTGCGTCGATAACACCTGAGGCTGCTTGCGATGCTGAAATTACTTTCTCAACATCCAGAAGACCTATTCCCATGTCATAGAAAAGCAGACCGACATTTCTATTTGTGTTTGATGAATCGACCAGGTTTCCGATCTCTCCCCCGATCGACGTCTCCTTTGCAGTTGCAGAGCCTATATCTGTAAAGATTGCAGATCCAGAAACTGTAGGTAAGTTAAGATTGGGACCCATATTTCCTGAAAATACAGATTGACCAGATGCAGTTGGATCACCAGGTGCTCGAGATGCAGACTGATAAAATTTCATCGCAAAAGATTCACGCTTTATCTTATCTCTAGAAAATAATCTCTTGAATGTGAAGAATAGAGCGTGGTCAATACCCTCTGATTCAACCGGCTGAGTTGTTGTATACGGTGATGCAAACTGATATGTTGCGTCACCTAAGAGAAGTTGTGCAAACTGTCTGTAAACATTCATCTTTTCTCTCATCATGAGAGAGTGTGATGGAAACAGTATCTTTCCTGCACTATCCTGACCAGTAGATGCTGAAGCAACTGCTGAACTGCCGGAATACATTCCATATGTTATATCGAAAACAGGATTAGCTGTCTGAAGTGTGTAGTCCTGATCATACACTGTCTGAAACAGAGATGAAGTTACACCAGGACCGACGCCACCTGTTACAAAGACTTGATACTTCTTTCTTGTGGTGGATCCTGAGATATCCTCTTGAATGATGTCAACTAACTGATTTAGTACTGATCTACTTGTTTTAATATCAGCAGAAGAAATTTCTTTAAATGTGGCCATGCTCTATCTCTTAAAATATTATGCTGTCTTGTTAATCTTAATTAGAAAGTCTTTTGAAGCACCTGACTGCTGACCTATGACTGTAATATATGATCTAATTAATGTCTTATCGTCTGCTACACCAAATGTGCTAAACATTGTTGTTGTTAAAGATGACTTTATTTGAACTGTCAAAGAACATGATGAGCCGCCTGTTGTTGTATCCAGAGAAGATCCTCTGGTGATCAAGTAGGTTGCAATGTTCTCAGAGTCAATTGAAACGGGTCTCTGTCCTGATATCTGTAAGAATAAATTATTAACAGAAACCCTATAGACCTGATCAACTAACTCGACAGGAAGCAGAGAGTCACCTCCAATTCCCTGTTTAACAGTAACTGTTGAACTTCTAGTGTTGACTGTATTTAGTGTAATTGTATCTGATGTTACACCATCTAAAGACAGATATGGAAGTCTAATAAGATTTGGAACAGATATGCTTCTTAATCTAAACTTTTGAGCCAGATTTGAAGTCGTTACAGCCTCAAGGACTGGTGTATTTTTCTCAATCTTCTCTTTTCCAACTGTTCTTCCAAATTTTTCAATAACAGTATAGTCAACTTCATCATCTGAAAGTGCATACTTGACGATTTGAAATGAACCGTCATTTCTAGACAACAGCTCTCTTCCTTTGTCAGTCAAAACAGCATCTAAAATAATGTTATTTGTACTGTGATCTAAGAATCCCATTTTTCACTCCTGATTGTAAATATACAATTCTCCATGTTACATAGTAAAATATTTCCTAGCCAGATGTATCTATTAATGTGGCAACTTTTGTTTTAACTTCATATTCAACACCTTCCCCAACCTCGTATAGATCGTCTGTACGAATATCTTTAACAAAAATATCTATCATATTTGACTTCTGGTTGTCAAGATTAATCATTGACATCTTATAACTAGGCTCGTCGGAACTATCAGATAAAACATCTAGATTAGTTTCATCAGAATTTGAAACACTTAGGTATTCAGGATCAAAATAAATAGACATCTGATCAAATCCTGAAGCTTTGATTGTATCAACAAACAGGTCTCTTCTAAGATACATGTTTGGATACGGGATAGGTGCACCTGATCTTGAAAGATATGTTATGTTTAGTCTTGCTTTAAACTTATCATAAGACACCAGGAACTGAGCAGAGTAATTTGAGCTTAGTCCGCGTGCGTCTACGCTTGTCAGAGCATAAATGTAACTAGAATTTGTGTCAAAATCTTTATCACCAAATAGTGTTGTGGGTGAACTAACTACCTGAATTAACGCGCCACTAAGTTTTGCAGGGGTGGATGCAATAAGCGCATCTGGATCAGGTATCTCAGTTGTCTTGGTGAGTGTGGTAGAGTCATCAAAGAAATAGTTTTTAATTAAGCTATACTGCTCTCTAACAGTAGATCTTCTAAATACTCTAAACTGCTTAATATCTCGTTGTCGATTAAGTGGGAATCCCCACGATATATCAAGAGAACCCTTAGCACCGTCATACACAAATTCAATTTCTTCAGGAGGTGGTGGGGGAATTCTCTCTGTGCACAAGGCAGTCGAAGCCTGACTGGCTCTAGATGCTATAAATACACCTACTATCATTGTTTCGTTTCTAGATTCATTTCCAGGATAGACATTTATAGCACTAAATTCAAGATATGCTACAGTTCTAATCCTGTATCGATAAGCCTTTCCGTACATAATATTTGGATCTATAAGTTCAGAAACTATCGGACTTTCAACAATAAGGGGAGAAAGCTCTGTCACTGTTCCTGATGCATCTATTTCTTGCTTTTCTATTATGTACCCAGCAACCTGTGCAACATATTGATCACCAGACGTCTGGCTTGCAAGATTTTCAGATGATCTATACGTTGCCGGAGTTCCACTAATATCATAGTCATTATCACTAACAGTTCCGAGACCATCATCTGCAAGTGACTGTGTTGTAATTTTTTCTAATAACCCCTTAATAGAAGAAAATTCTTCAAAAAATGTGCTTCCACCATCTTGTGTCCACGCATGTGCACACGCACTAGCAAGAACGTTGCTTATCGAAATTCCCATATCAAAAGTAGCTGATGTATCGGATAGAGTATCATTGATTGCAGACTGTCTTTCCTCAGACTGATTTGCAAAGCTTAGGTCGCCCTGTGATTGATAGCTGGTTAGTGCATTTCTCAATGTCTCCTTTGCTGTCTTATCTATAGAAGATCCCTCACTAACCAGATCAAGATAGCCATTAATTACATCTAAATTTGAATCTGTATTGACAGTAGCAGTACTCGATGTTGCAAATTCAAATGGAAGATCAGAAGATCCTATTGCAACTTTTGCCATATCTGCTATTCTTCCGAGACCGTCTGCATCTTGAATACCAATTCCACTATACTGATTACTTGTCATGACCTCTTCGTATATGATATTTTCTAAATTATCCGATATTGTCACTCCAATTGATGATTCAGCCTCAGAGCCCTCATCAATAAGAGATGACTCAAGAACAGTAGGTGTCCATGAAATTCTATTAAACCTTGGAACATCATACTCAATTAAAGCTGCCAACCTAGCTGACTCATCAGCATCTTCTGAGATTGATGCAAAAGAATTTAACGAATCTCCCTTCACTGTAACACTACGAGACGTAGTCTCATCAAATACAAAGTAGTTATATTGGAACGTAGCCTCAACATCATTTGGAATTGGTATATCTGACTGATTTACACCCTTACTTTGCATTGAAGAGTATGAATAGTTGTCAATTATGTCTGATAAGTGGTCTGACATTGGTATTTCTCCGTAGTATGTTACTAAATATCGAGTTCGAGATCGCCCACACTTGAGTCACTGCACATTTCTACTCCGTCACCCGAAGAGACAGGTAAAATTTCAATAGTTGCAAATATGTTATATACTTCAGTAATATACGATTGAACAGCATCATCGTCACTTGTATCTATTCCAGTTGTTTCTTCTAAGTCAATGTCAAATCCATCAGGATCAATCATGACGCAGAAAACTCTCTCAAATAGGTGTGGAAGATGTGTTTGATTAAAGTACTTCTCAGCAGAAAATAAATAAGACTGTTTTAATTTTGCTATAACATTTGAAGATATTGACTCATCAACGTCAAAGCTTCCTAGAGCATTACTTTTAATTCCCTCATCAACAAGCTTTAGTATATCTGATCTGACATTTTGAATATAGTCATCAGATATAAACTCTTCAGAAAATGGTCTATTTAATCCTTGCATCATATTATCTATGAATTCAAAGTCTCGAGATGCGGTTCCCAAACCCGCACCGTCTGTAGATGACATGGGTGAGGTTCCATTTCTAAATAGCGGAAATGCTTTTTCTGACACGTCGATACCTGCAGTAATTTTTAAATAATGCTTTATAAATACATCATTAAGATGATTTTTTCTAACATCTTCTGCTGGATCAGATGGAAACATCACAGGCAGTGTGTAATAGTGTTTCATCAATGGTTTATTGGAATAGCCCCTAAGTGGTTTAACTTTAAGTAATGAAAAAATAACATCATTAAATAGATCGTCATATTGATCAGCATCTGAATATGTAAATTCTTCGTCAAACGTCATACTCATGGCTTTATCCTGACCGACTTCAGTTATAGCGCTTCCATCACCATCAAGATCATATCCCGAATATATCTTAGACTTCCAGTGACTTGTGTGATTTTCAGTTTCACCATCTCCAGCGCCTGCCATTGCTTGAGATATGATATCTGATTGAATCTTTTCAATTCCGCCGATATCAGAGTTGTAACTGGTGTCAGTACTGACAGTCGGACAACATATTCCCATGACACGTGTATCGAAGACATATGATTGAGGAATGTAAACAACATCTCCTCTGTCGAGATCTTTCTTATAGATTTTAATGCAAATTAATGGGCTTTCCTCATAGCTTTCCTCACCATATCCGGCAACCTCTGACGCATAGCTTGCCGCCTCTTCCCTAAGTCTCTCGGTAAGTCCAACAGGAATTCCTATAGTGACAATTTCCTTTCTATCATCATTTGGATCGCCGTAAATAGAAATTATTCCTGATTTAGTTTGCTCAGAAGCGGATGAAGGCAATTGCTCTCTTCCCTTTATTGTCATCATACCAAGTGAAGGAATGACTCTTTTTGATAAAAAGCTAGACTCAATTACACTACCTCGAGGAATTAATAGAGCTGTAGAGCTAGGTTGAACACCTTCTGGACTAATCTCGTCGTCAAAAAATCCTGCTCTTGCACCTCTTCTGTATTCCTGCTCATCTAAGTGTGCCCTAAGGCTAAGTGTCTCAGGAAACATTGAAGTGCTAATTATTGCTGATCTAATATCATCAGTAGACATAGTCCCTGCGTCAGCGTGCGTAGTAGCATTTTTTGCCATGAGGTCAAATAGAGAGAAAACGGCTTCGACATCTGCATTGTATCGATAGTTTTGAATTTCTCCTGCTGCAGAGGCTAAAGATGTTCCTATATCGTACAGTGCTTCAGCGAGTGTCTCTGTCTTAAAGTATGTATTTAGAAGCGCCAGGTGAGTCTTCTTTATCTGAGAATTTGTCTCAGTAAATATTTCTCCATCAAATTCATCATTTCCTGCACCCGATAGTACTGAAGTTGTTTCGTCAGATACCTTGCTATCATCGTTTAAGTCTCTCATTATTGCCAAAAGCTGTGTTGTCTTGGATGAGTCGAACTTAAGGAATACATTAGAGGTAATATCAAGATTTGCCTCAGAAGTGTCATATTCACTTAACATGACTGTAGCTGCCTTACCTACAGGACCACCAAACGGGGCATCAATCTGTCCTGGCGGACCTCCGCCTGATGACTCTACTTGCTCTGCGTAAGAAGCAGACTTTGTTGCTGATTTTGAAGAATCCTCACTGGTTACTGCGAAGTCTCCTACATCCATTCCTATAAGCATCTGGCTATCAGTAAACTCTGATAGGATATCTGATATAAGAAACATTATTGCTCTTCTTCTTAGGGAATCTGACCATCCTCTGTAATCTGTCTCAATTCCCGACTGCATTGTCTTAAGTGTCTCAACATATTCATCGCTAAATTCTCCAGAACCAGGCGTCAGAATGTTAATTGAACTTGATGTCGCCCTATTTAGTCTCATAATGTCCCATAGAGTTAGACTTGTACCGGTAAGAGAGCTTCCAGTACTAGAAACCATATTTTTTTCAACAAGATCTTCATAGAAGCTGTCTAGAACTATTTGTGGAATATCAAAGATACTCTCATTTCCTGATTCTGGTGAAAGTGTCATTAGGGCAAGACCGACAGGTGTCTCCATAATATCAATATTAGACTGTGCAGTCTCATCAGCATCGACATCATAGGGTTCTCCCCTAAATGTGTCAATTGTTGTGGCTACTGACTGTGTTGCACTTTCTTTGTAAAGTCTTGTTCCGGTACCAAGAGTATCCTCATCTGCTGCTAAAAGAAGCGCATTCACAACATCATTTGTCGTAGTTACATCTATAATCTTTTGAGCAAGATCTTTTGCTGCAGAATAAAACTGATCGTAAGATTGTTCAATTGCTGAAATATTCTCGTCTGTTTCAAATGAAGTTATTCCTGATGATCCTTCTACACTTGATAGTACTCCTGATCCGGATCCGGCAATAGTCGGAAGAAGACTCATCTTCTTTGCAAGGTTCCTAAGATCAAGATATTTTGTCAGAAGATATCCAACTTCAGAATTATCAGCAGCTGTTACAACTATTCCAAATCTAACAAATTCAAGAGCATCAGACTCTCCAATTGTCACTCCAGACGCTGTTCCTCCGAGCGCTGATGAACTAGTGTAATCACTAAAGAATCCTTGTTTCATTAAATAGTTTGCAAGATATTTTGTAAGATTCCTCCAGAGTGAATTAGATCCCCTAGCTCCTCCGATAAGTATCGGAACCATCTTTCTTAGACTGTCTGCCTTGCTTTTAAAATCATTGGCAAAATCCAAAAATCCTAATCCAGCGCCGTTGTCGTCCATATTCTCAAGCCAGTTCACAAGGTCTCCAGAGAATGCGTCAAATCCAGCAATTCCATCACCAAAAGATGAATCTACTGAGAATTTTTCAAATGAAAGAATCTTTGATCCATCGCCGGTATCTGGGTTTAAAAGAGATGCGATTGACTCAGTCGCTGGTGATGATGATAGTAGATCACCCCCAATATTTCCAACTGTATCATCAATCAAGACTCTCAATCCGGGATTTTTTCCCGATCCATATACTACTCCAGCTGTATCTTCTGTAATGCTAGCAGCACTTTCTAGAACATATTGCGTTCTCTTTCTAAAAGAAAGATTGACATCTCTAGTGATTAATGCACATATTGATGTAGCTCTTTTAAAGAATTCAAGGCCTGTTGCGCTGCTTCTAAATGATGTAAAATCTGATTCAGAGATTGTTCCGACATCAGTACCAGATGATTCAGAAGTAGTATTTAAAGAATTTAGTCCAGATAAAATTTCTGCAAATGCGTACTGTGTATCTTCATCACCCATGTCGTCAATGACAATATATGGCTCCTCTATATCCGAGCTTCTTGAATCGCTTGCCCCGATGGGTGCAAGTAAAATGCTTCTTCTCAGGTCCTGTACTATCTGTGCAACCTGTCTGGTGTTGGATGCAGCTGTTAGCTCAGAATCCTCGTATCCACACACACCTTGCAAGATATCTATGATAGTGTCAAAATCTCCAATTTCATTTGATATTGAAAACCCTTGATTATCGGTTATTCCGAGACTTCGGGCTGCTGCGAAACAGGATGATGAAGAGGGGGCGATATTTCTAAAATTTAATGCTGACCTTAGACTGTCAAACATTGAATAAATAAGAGCATATCCATCATACCATCCGGACTCTGACCCTTCCTGCTGAATGCCTTGTGCCATAGGTGATCCGCCGCCTGCCATCAATCTTCTAACAAAGTAAGAATAGTGTCCTATGTGAGTAAGACCGGCCATGAACTCAGAATAGTTTGTAAAGCTTGGAGAAGATGTTTCTGAAATTGATGATATCAGTGTATCAACGACGTCTCCCTCATTCTTGATCAAAGCCTGCAAGCAATTTCTAGCAGCCTCTCTTGTAAGGCTGTCAAAAAGCATATTTTGATAAATTGCATTATAGACATTTGCATTAACTGTGGCAGGCTCCGACCCAACTGCACTGTCCTTATAAAGTGGAACAAAGTCAAATGATCCAATTATCTCAGGAGCAAGCGTCGAAAGACCCAATGCAGATGCAGGATTTGTAAAGCTAGTAAACGCATCATCTGTTGTTGAAATAAAGTCAACACTTCCCTCAATATCAGATATAGATGTCTGAACTGGTAGGCCTGCTGTCGTTCCAATTTCATCAAGAGATTTTCCAGATGTAATACTAAGAGCTGATGCTGATGCTACTCTCCTTGCTGATGACAGGTCAGATGAAGTCATTATAGGTATTGAAGTTTGCATTTTGTCAATTGTTGCCATTTTAAATCCTCTATTGAATAACAACAGATCCCATAGTACTTACGGATCCTTGTGTGTAATCAGAAAAAACTGGTACCAGGCTATATTCAACATCACCAAGAATTCCGATCTGTGATTCATCTGTATATTCAAACCCAGATGTTTTTGATATAGCATGATGAGTTCCCACTGGAACTGTAACTCCAAGCCTGCTTACCATAATAATAAAATGATCTATTTTATCTATATTTCCATCAACTATCCACTTAAGCTTAACACCTCCGCTTTTTGCAATTCTTGGTCTCTTTGTCTTGATTTTTATCTCTGTGTCAGGCGTCTTAACTGTGACTGTTTTTGATATTCCTGTCATTCCCATTTCAAATGAATTTTCAGCATGTCTAGATGCAAGAGCACCTCCGTACGAAAGTGTCCCGTTTCTAATTGCTGTTGGAGAAGTAAATTTCTGTGAGAAATTAAAGTTAATATTATCTGAAGCTGCACTATTTGATCTTCCTGCAACCGTAAGTACAGATGTTGACATTTTTTTAATATTTCTAGAAGGCTGTGTTGTTTTAATTTCGCTAATTATATCATCAGGTATTCTAACAAGTGCATCAAATTTATACACATATTCCCGACCCCCAGCTGGTGCTGAAATTCCTCTTGTCTGATCTCCCATATCCTCAAAGCTATTAGAGGTAATTATTCCAAAATCCTCCTCCTCACCGGTTACAGTATCAAATCTTGTTACATTAAAAGCTGTTATATTTTCAAATTCACTCTTGATATCTTCAATTTCTTCTGAATATAAGTCTGAAAGGCCCAGATTTTCAAATGCAGACTTAACTAAGTCTGCATCAGATGTAGGAATCTCTACTTTTGGAGAAATTGATACAACATAAGAGCCAACCTTTCCGGTGCTTCGAACGGATGGATTTGATGATGAAACAGATATATTTTCCTGGATTCGTGTCCTTGTAATAATTGTACTACTGTTTGAAATACGCTCTACTCCATCAGCAAAGACCATTTTGCACTTATACTCATATGTGTTTCCATCAAAGACTAGTGTATCCAGTAGCTGATATCTTTTTCCATTTCTGTATATAAGATCACTATCCTTAGGTGAAAGCGCCACAAATTTTCTATCTCCTGATGTCAGATTCTTTCTTAAGAAGTAAATTGACACTGGATTTCCAGCAACACCCCTTGCCATAACATCTATTCCAGATGTTGTATTTCTAGACATTAGATTTACAATTCCAATATTGTTTCCTGCCTTTAAATTTGGAGGCTTTGCTATTGATTTAACTACTGTATCTGAAAATGTTCCTAGAACTCCAGTTCTAGAAATTGCAACGGCTCTAAATATTACTGTCTTTCCAGGATGTGGGTTTATAGATAGAGCGATAGATGCTCCCCTATACGTTGCATTATATGTTCCAATTTCACTAAACCCAGCACCCTTGGAAAGTGATGAAGGCTCCATGGGTTTTGAAAATAGTCTTATTTTTTTTCCATTTGGATCCATTTGGTTTAATGTCACATTAATCACAGAATCTTCAGATTGAAATGCAAAAATTGAAGGAGGTATCTTTAGCCTGTATAAATCTTCAATTTTCTGACTATGATCTATAGCTCTTGTCTTTGTCTGAACAATTCTTCCAGACTTGTTGATTAGGTCTATTACAACATAATATTTTCCAGGATCTAAAAGTTTCGACTGTGCGACTTGAACATCAGACATAAATGTTGTTTTCTCTGATGTTGTGTCAATTCTTGTAGAAACCATGTTGTTTGAGGAAATCTCAGATACAGCTGACGGAGACTTCGATGGAAATTTTTCAATATTTGCTCTAAGTGTGCTAGATAGCTGATCAATATCATCATTCTTATAGTGACCCCCAATCCTTCTTGAAGTTCCTGAAAAATTTTCTTGTGCAGAGCATAAAATTTCTCCCATATCCCTAGAGACAATAGCAGTGGGAGATATACCGTAGCCAACTATAGATGACCAGCTAGCCATCTTTGCAGTTGAATCTATAGATGATCTTCCTAATCTTGAATTTCCTGATCTTTCAAGAATGCCCGATAGAGAGTCTTGACTAGTAGATTGACTAATATTTCCAAACCCTGTTGAATACGTTACTCTTCCTGATGAGTCAACTTCATACTCAACACTAGACTCACCGACGTTTGAAAGAACGCTGGGGGATTCCTGCTGAACAAGAACAGTATCAAGAATTGTAGTTTCGCTTAGTGCAGATGATCTTGATACACTGCTAGTTGACTGTGCTGATATCTTATACCCACCATCAAAGAATATATCAGATACTCTTCCGCCTAGTGAAATTGAATCTCCAGTATTTGAAGTAATTTTTGACTCTAGCTTAGACCTATAAAGAGCTTTTTTTGATTCATCGCTTATTGATGAATCAACAGACATAGTGGCTTCACCTATTTGAGAATTAGCTTCTTGAATTTTATTTTCTGAAATAGCTTCCTTTAGCTGTGTATGACTTTTTAATAGGGCAGTTGATAATGTAGAATTCTTACCAAACGCTGCTTTCTTCTTGTCAGATAGCGTCATCCCTCCTGACTGAGATGCGTTTTTACTGCTTACTGGATCTATGTCAGAACTATTCTGAACAAGAGATGAAAAAGTCTTTGACGTGGCTGATGTTATGGGCTCAGTATCTCCCGATGCTATTTTTCTAAAATCATTTGTAGGTGTTTGAGTCTTTGCAGGTAGAAGTGACACTTTAATACTAACGACATCGTTATTTAAAAGATCATTAGTTGTAGCATCTATTGAAAATTTATAATTGTATACAATGTCACCAGTTGAAGTTGTTTCACTACTTTCAATAGTGCAGATGCTATCTGAATCCTGAAGTGCTGAGATTGTTGGTAAGCTTACTTTCATTGACTAGCCTTGTCAAAAACTATGGTAAATAAATTAACAAACGTTGGTTGTCCGACACTGTCAATAAATATCTTTCCCACAAAGAATGCATGCTTTATTGTTCCGTCGTCAAGTGTGAATATTCCAAAATCAATAACATCAAGCTTTTTTAAACTTGAACCGACTATGCCACCTGATTCAAAGAATTGACACATAATATTTTTAGAATTACTTGTCTTTGTAAATTTAATTGTCTTATACTGCGGTGTAGCCTCTTCTGCAGGATATCCTGGCCACAGCTTTTCTAATAGCTCTTCCCATGTTTCTACTCTTTTTTGATTTATATCTGTGTATTCCCCAAAAGATTCTGCGTTACCTGTGCTAGACTTGTCACCAGGTATAACTGGTGGCAAGAAGGCAAAATTTGTAATGTGACCAAGCCTGTAGTCCATAAACAGTGGTTCAATATTATCTAGACTAATTGATGCAGTGTCGGGATCAGAAAAGGGAGATGTGTTTGATATATAGAATTCAACAAAGTTAGCATCTGTCTCAAATCCACTATCATCGTAAAACGTCTTTGATCCAATTGTCTGAAGGCTTTTAAAATTATTAATTGATGATGAAAGAACTCCGTCTACGAGGCTTGAAAAAATAGATCCACTTGTAACTGGTTCGAGCCTTCCGTCTGCTGATCCTGAATAGATTGTACCATCAGATCCAACCTCTATGTCCCCGCCTGTAAATGCTATTAGGTTTCCAGAGTCATCTGTTTCAAATGTAATCTGGTCTCTGGGCAGGGATGTACATTCAAATAGAATTCTATCTGAAGCATCTGCTGATCCGCTTGCAATGTCTCCTTGATAGAATGTATGACCGTCTGTAAATGTTGCAAATTCAATTTTTAATTTACCAGAAGTAATCTGACGCTTTCCTTCCTCGGTTACAATAACATCCATTATCCGAAGCTTATTATCTAATATACCTGCCACTATTACCTCTCTTCACTAATTATGTATTAGTGTCATATTCCCACACACAAGTTATTCTAACTTTTCCAGAAGTGCTAGCGTATGGATCAATTGATACGGCAACAGTGTCTCCTGAGTTAAATGTTGAGCTTGAAAAGGATGCAGTTTTTGCTGTATTTGCTACTATCATTGCCTTGGTCTTGGACTCTGTCGCCGTTGCGCTAACGCTCTCAGTTCCATCTGGACCCTTATGAAAAGCGATAGTTGTTGAATGAAACGGTGAAGAACCCCACGCAACGTTTACCTTTATCATGACCTCCTTAAGCTGACCGTCGTGCGGGGCTTGAAATCCCACCTGTTGATCTGTTACGGTTGTTGTTTCTGTATATGAGTTTATAGGAACATAATTCACACTAGTTGACGCTATTGTAAAGTTATGATGTGTATAGTGAAGTATTTTTCCGTTAATATTATCAGTTACCTTGAGACTTCCTGATATGACATTGACATGATTGAATTCATCATCGTCTAGCCCAATCTGGATCCTATTGGGAAACGTTGTTACATCAATATCTCCCTCGTCAGAACCAGATCTCACTGTGATTGATTCTACTTTTCTTAAGTCAGATGCTGTTAGGTCTGTTGACATTATGCTCTACTAAAATTTTCCACCAAGCTTTATAGATGGTGTCTGTGTTGCGGTTCTTACAGATGTTGCAAGAGCTCCTTTTACAACAGCAACAGTCTTAAGCTCAGTTGGATTTGTAATATTGACAATTTCTCCGTCCATGTACGGAATAGATGAAGTTGCAGCATAGCTCATATTAGAGCATGTTGTCAAATATGGACTTACTTCTTCATTTGAACTAGAAAGAGTAAATTTGCATATAACAACAGGGTCTCCTACAGTAGATGCATTGCTTGTGCCAGTCTTTGATGCTATTTTAATAAGATCACTATCATCTAATCTTGGCTTATAAAATCTTCCATCAGTCCTTTGCTCAAGCATGTCTCTAAATTGACCATACCTGTCTCTTCTAAAAACTACTGTTGGATATTCGGGAACTATGTTCTGAATTCCGTATCTAAACCCAGTTGAACCTGTAGCCTGTGGGTGTGCGTGATCATATGAGTTGATTGTGTACTCAAACGTCTGTGCACCGTGCCAGGGAGTATAGTAAGTTGTAATATCACCACCCTTAAATCCTATTTGAAAAAGTAGCTGCTTTATCTGTAACTGTGAACTCTTTCCATATAGAAATCCCATTCCAGAGAATCCAGCACCCCTGCCTACAATCTGCATACTAGTAGTATCATCTAGCTTTCTTTCTGGATTTCCTTCATATGGAAATGGCATTGTTGACCTATTGCTTTCACCGTGTGGGTGACTTTCAATATAGAACTCAGGCGGATCAAAAACTATTGCTGGAACTGCTGAACCTGATGTGAGCATTGTAGCGCCAGCTCTCTTTGCATATTCTTGAATGTCTGGCATAATTGTATCATAAAATCTCTGAGAGAAGTCAACATGTGTCACTGATCTCTGAAATGATCCTGCTCTATTTGGTGCAGTTCCCCTTACAAAGCTTCCAACAACTCCTCTAGATTCTGAGAGGTGGGAATACAGTCCATCATTATCAGCTGCATTATTATGAGGCCACGGCTCTGCTATCATTGCACCTGTAATATAATTGTCAACATAGGTTCCTGCATTTGCTGCTTCAGAAGAGATATCCCACTGATCAACGATCGGTTCAAATATTGCCTCGTGAATAGCATCAGATGAAAGAGGTTGATTTAGTGAATGATGATGCTCCACACCATCCCTCACCATGGATCCGTAGAATACAATTGTGTGTCTATTTCTTGTCTGAGGTATTTCTAGATAAGAACCCGTTAGGGCATTCTGTCCGCCGAACCCACCTCCGCTATTTCCAGATCCGGTTAGCTCAGAGACGTTTCCGGGAGCTATTGCTGCCTCTAGACCGAAGACTATCTCATCTTCAGGAAAGAGAAGGTAGGGTGAAATTGCTGATTGATTCTCATTTGGGGTTGTTGCCCACCCTTGCTCCGCTGCAGCATTTGTCAGAAACGTTGTTCTAGAAGATTGAAGCGGTCCCAATGGCTTTAGCGTTCGTGGATCAACAATCTCAGTTGAAAGATTTCTTGTAGCAAATTCTTCATTTGGAAATCCAGTGGTAGATCCTGCTGCGACATGCTCCTCATAGTATTGCTTAAATGTAAATCCGTCATCACCGCCGTAAGATGCATCAATTCCAACCTTACCTGTGTATTCAGAGGGCTCGATAGTATCGTAAGAGTCTGTACCTGCCCTTCGATCACCATGCATAAACGGTTTTACAGAAGTTCCTCCAGGCCAATAGTGATAAACTGCCTTGGGTGCTGATGTAGTCCTATCTGCTTGAATTAATGACTCTGGTAATATAGATGTTCCCTTAAATCCTCTTCCGGCAACAGCAGGTTGAATCTCTAGGTTTAAAGACCCAGTGTACTGAAGGATTAGCTGGCTACCAGTCGGGCCCTGCTCAACAGCAAAATCATGTGAGAATGCTGGTGAATTAATTGGCCTGTAGATATAGTGACCTCTTCCGTTTGATGTATAGCAATGCTTATTGTAGAATGACATAACACCACTGCAAATTAAGAATCTTTGGCTTCCTGAGATATCTGCAGCTGAATCGATCCTGAATGATTTAGAAGGTGTAGGTGTGTTTGGACTTCCCCCTCTAAAGCTTCCGCTTATATTTGCCCTTTCCTGTCTATAGATAAAGAACACATAGTCATCTTGGTGTCGATTAGCTGATCCCTCCCTGGGTTTAGAGTGGACCCTCTGTGCCCTTCCCTCCATTTTGACAACAACTTTCTCCAATAGAAATGGATGTGAAATATAGTCAGACATTCTAATCGTATTGCTACTTGTTGCGTGATATACTGTCTTGAAGGGTGCAAAAGATGTAATCGTGGGGGAGCCAATAAAATGATAATTGCACATTTTAAGTAAGGGATCTAGCCCTTGATCATGAGAGCTAGTAGCGTCAAGGATAGAATCTGTAATAAGCTGGTGCCTACAGGGAACGAATTGCTGTGGGTACATATTTGTACCAGATGTGCAAGAGTTTATTGCTGTAGTTTCACCCCTTATCGCGTAGTCGTACCTTATGGGCTGACCTGTAAGTGGGTCAGTAAGACCGATCTGGTCCCACTTTCTAGCAACATTGTTCCAGTATGCAAAGCCTGTCTTAGAGAGTTTTGTATCTGAGAGATTTGGTTCAAGGAGAATATTTCTATGCCTATTCGCCCTTGTGAGTGTTAGTGGGACAGCTTCGTCACCGGAGGGAGTTATATCAAAGAATATGGATGTCTTGCTCTTTAGCGGAGATGTAAATCCATCCATAATCTCTCTTTTAGTTCCTGTCATGTAGAAGTCAGTATCTTGATGGTCTATAAGGCTGTCATCATATGGCCCAAGTGATTCTCCCGGTGTAAATTCAACGCGGGCATCTGATATGCCTTTCCTCAGAGATCTTGTAATTGTTCCAATTGAGCTCGTTGGATATATAAAGTTTGGTGAGTCAGAATTTAAGACTTGTGGATAGGCTGCAGGAGCTGTTGCAAAGATTACTGTCTTTCTATCATCGAATGAAATACCATATTTTCCCATTCGAGTTCTATCGCCAGTTCTATTGATCGTAGGATAGGACCCAGTAGCAGAGTCACGCCTTCTTAATTCAAGCCTATATGGCTCACTTAAGATTCCTGACTTATTTGCATAAAACCCCTTTCTTGCATAATATAGTGCTGAAGCTGCATTCTCATTGATAAGTCGACCACCTTTTGGAATATCCTTCCAAAATGCTATTTCAGCCATCTCACCTTTAAAAAATGATGTATTTGAACTAAAGCTACCAGCTCCGTCTACATTTCTCTGAGCACCTATTGTTAAAGGTGGAAGCGGACTTGGTAGCGTTAATCCTCCCCAGCTGCTCTTAGTTGTCGTAGAAGATTGCCTAATTCCATTGACAAAGATTGCTATCGATGGATCTGATGCCGCTCCTGTCTGATCTACATAGAGAAGTATGTGTGCCCAAGACCCATCATGTCCCCATGTAGAATCCACTTTTTCCTCTATGTAGTCAGCTGTCTGTGCCGCAGATCCTTCATAAAGCCTAAAGGTTAGCTTGTCTGAGCCGTCATCAAAATAAAGCCTATAGACCATTTTTGTCTGAGTTGGTAAATTTCCATTATTTCTTGCCAGCGAGAGGATTGTGTCATCATTTGAAGATCCCCCTGTTCTATTTACCCAAGCCTGAACTGCAAATCCAAGAGTCGTAGATGCAGACGGTGTATACTCAGGATCTCCAACGCCAGAGCCGTTATCGATAAGATACACAGTACTGCTATCATTAAATGACGCTGATCTTGGTCTTGGTCTATCTGGGCCATCCTTAACATCAAACGGATTGTCGGACTCTAGATTAATATTAGAAACACCCGTAAGTGTTCCATTATGGTCCCCATTGTATATGTTAACAGCAGTTGGTGTATTACTAACCTTTCTAAAGTCCCACCATCCAGAAAGAAATGATCCAATCTCATACTCAAGATCTGTCTTTCCCTGTCTTCCAGCTGACCTCCCTATTCCAAGTGTCGTAAAGTTTAATCTTAAGTCTGGGTACTCTTTAACATTTTCAACAGGTCTATTGAAATTCCCTAGTTGTCTATTATCGCTCATCTTTTCAATCCGCCGAATGCTATTGAATCCGTTCCCTCTATATTGTTTTCATAAGTAAAGCCCGATCCTGCAGACTTATGATGGGAGTCAATTAGGCCAAAGTCCCTTAGTGAACCTGTACCCACAAGAATTTTACAAAATCTCTCCTTTCCCTCAGCACCAGGAGAACCTCGATCGAGGAACGGTGGTGATAAGCGCTCTATGTCTGAAGTAAAGCCGGGTGCAAAAAGAGTAAATGTCCCATCAGACATTGCTGTTTCAGCAGAATCTATAAACGGATCAACTTCATGAGATCCCGTTATTGCCATTATTTGTGTAATTGAATCGGATCCATATGTCTCTTCAATATTTCCATCCATGATGTGTGCACGGATCTTGTGGGCAACAAACGGCGTCTCTGCAGATCTATTGCTTATGACCTCTCTAATTGGGAATGGCTCAATTACACCATCAAATTGATCAGGATATTTCATAGAGACGTTGGAGAGAATAACTGGATACTGTTGCATACCTGAATCGTTAATGTATGCAATTGCCCCTCCGTACGCAGAGGTAACATTTGACTCTATCTTTGTACTAATCCTCATTGTTGCCAGATCTTCATATGGCTCATGATCCTTGAACAATTTTGATTGACCGAAGTCTCTTACCTCTACACCGTGAATATCCTTAATCCTTTCTCCATCAAATCCATTTGATGTCAGTATAGGAAGACATCCAATTACAGCAGTGCTATTTGTTATGCTCACTGTTGAAGGTGAGTCTCTTCTAATATATCTCCTTGAAACTACACTAACGCCCTGTCTAAATCTATCAAACGGTGCAGTAAGCATTCCGCCTGCTGCTTGATTTATTAGATCGTATGACGAACTAACGCCAACAGTGGGCCCTAAACCCGATGTTGCAGATCCGGTTAGTGCCGATGCTTTTCCAAATCTATCTTTAAATGGTCTAATAGCCATATCTACTCCATCAGCTCATCCAATCTAGAAGAGAGGTCATAAAAGCTAGGCTCTCTTTCAGAAAGTTTTAAATAAATTTCATCCGATAGGTATCTCATCCTATGATGCTCTAAGACATGGGACTCAACAACAAAATTGACACCATTAAATGTAGTCTTTTTTGGAATTAGTTGCTCTATCATAAGTCCCATCGTATTATCAAACCACTTAAAGAATTCAAAAAATTGCTTAATATTAAGTTTATCAACAAGTCTGTTAAAATAAATCTTTCTTAATTGCTCTAGATCTGGATAGTATTCATCAAACATTAAGTTCGGATCACCAAGAGCATTATCAAAGAAATCCAAAGATGAGAATATTGTCATAATATCCTCATTTAGAGCCTGAACAACAGAGAAGTCAACTGAGAACCTTGTATCATCTTTTGGGATATCATCTCTAGGAATAGCATAGAGTGGTGCCTTATACGAATAGTCACTATCTTCAACCCTGTCGTCAGAGATATAGCTTCTAATCCTGACTTTTTCATCAGATTCAAGCATGTCAAATCTTGGAGAAAGATAGCTATAGTAAAATGTATGAGGTATAATTACTCTCTTACTTGTCTCAAATCCAGATCCAGACATGTTGAAATATCTTCTTTCACTTCCTCTTTCTCCCCCATACTTTTCAACAAACTCCCACGGTCTTGTAGTCTTTCCGAAGACATATTGTTGTGAAAAGTCTGTAATATCAATATCACCTAGTGAATTAGAGTTAGTTACTGGTTGATCTGATGTTGCGTCAAGCCTTAGTCTTTCAAATGATCCTGTTGATATTCTATCAAAGTTAAAGTTAACTTTTGGATTATCAACTCCCAGAGATTTAAAGTTTCTAGTATGCTCCTTAAACTCAGTCTCAGTCAATCCCTTAGACCAGAACCTTATGTGACCGACTCTTCCTGAAAAGTTTGTCGACCTTGCAGCTCCATAGGTAGCATCAGGTAAAAGAGTCTTGGAGTTTAAAAATATACTTCCATTTGTATTAATGCTTTGAGATCCAATAACAACAAACATTCCGTCTGTGTTTCTTGCGGAAACAACCTGCTGAGAACCTCCCGTTGTTAATGCACTATTTAAAGAAGATGCAGCAAATAGGCTTGAAGTTGTAAAGTACTCCTTTATTTCGCCATAGTTCTGCCTAGAACACCTTAGGAAGAATGAAGATGTTAAGTTGTGACCGCTTCCTGAGACTGGATCGTCAGATCGATATCTTCCAAAGCAAATATTCCATAAATTTCCATCATAGATATCCGGCCCTGTTAGGACAAGTCTCATTTCTGGAGATGTTACAATGCTTGCATCTAAGCCAGGTCTTCCAAAAAGCTCAACCCTGTTAGATCCGGAATAAGATACAAGATTAAAAACAAGTCCATGACTCTTTGATACACTATTTGATCCGGTAACTTGAAGCCTTACAAGGCTTTGTGTCAAGAAATGAGAGCCGGTTATCAGAGATGGAATTTGATATATTCCCTCATATGTCCACGACCCCGATGTAAATAGTCCGTCATTTTTTTGATTTGAAATTCCGTGGACGTTATGATTAAAGAGTGATCCCGACTTTGGCTCAGATGGTCTTGATGAATATTCAGGATGCTTTAAGATCATATTTCCTTGAACTTTTGGATAACCTCTTTCGAATCTACTTGCACTAAGATATGGAGACATAATCCGCGGAACCTTGTGAGATCCTGTAGGAAATCCCTGGTCACTTAGTGTATAGTTTGGAATGTCAATTGACCAGTCCCCGATTGACTTAAAGGATCCTGAAAAATCTATCATCGTTGAAACTTCAGCTTTCTTTACGCGAAGATTTCTCAAAGTCTTCTTGGATGGACCTCCGTACTCTCTTATCCGCAACAGACCGTCTGGCTCAATTCCCATAGACCGTATAAGAGACTTAACACTATGGATTGTTCCTCTAGATTTTGTAATTTCTCCCATATTTGTTAGAATTCTTCTCCACACTTGGTTCTGAATATAGTTTAATGAACCCCCTGATCTTGATGGGTCGAGTGTGAGATTTTCTCCTGCAACCTGTTGTTGAAGGCTTGCATCTGAGAATATTTTTGGTAATTGAATTCCCATATATTTTGCTGTAAATAGCAGGAAAGGATCAGAGACAGAGTCTTCTCCATCGTAATCAACATGAACTAGCTCTGAAACTTCATCAATAATGAGCTTTAGTTCATCAAATTGTTTGGCGTATATAAACAGCATTGCAGACAGGAGTTGTGCTGTGCCTAGCTCACCAGATCCAGGAAGAGATGATCCGGAATAGTCATTAGCAATATCACCATCTATTGACCTAAATCCTTGAAAGTATTGCCCTTCTTCAAGATAGTGAGTGGGAACAAGCTTTGTGATCATGTTTGGATTAATTTTATCATAAGAGCTTGCAGAGTGAAGAAGTGCCCTGTTGAGTGCTGTCACCTTTGCAAACTTAGGAAATAGGACAGGAGATAGCTCTGTATTTTCATACAGTATGGGAGACTTTATTTCTGATCCATAGAATGAGCTAGTGCTTCTTAGAGCTATATCGGAGCTTAGGCTATAGTAGTTGGATATTCTTGAGTGAAGTGACTTACCAGAGCTGTCCAGGACAACATCGTTGATACCTGTTGAGCCACTTGGTTCGTTAAATTTAAAGTAAAGCTTAAGATCGTCAGATGCGTAGATTGTTTTTGTTGCATATTCTTCTTGATCATCTAGAACTCTAACAGAGTGAAAGAATCTAAATTCATCAATTGATCCTGAAAATGTCTCTAGTGGCGTAAATTTCCACTCTGAAGCACTTCCTCCGTCTGTTCCGCTAAGATGTTGAATGGACCCTGTACCGATTGTAAACAAAGTTGCGGGTGTAAAGCCTAGCTTTCCTGTCTCAACTTCTCCATCTGATTCACCCACTTGGGATTCATTAACATACAGCCTAAGTTTATTAACACCTTCTGTCCTGTCATATACAGCGCATACATGCTCAAAAGATCCCTTTTGAATGGTTCCTGAAGCTATTAGAGAAGTAGAGCCAGATGCAACAGAGAATATCAAATCAACATTTGATGTTGACGAACTTGAAGCTAGAAAGAGTCCAAATCCATAGCTGTCAGACTGTAATCTCTGACATATGACCTGTGGGTTATTTGTGGCTGCTGCAGATAAGAGCTGCATCTCAATCGAAAAAGAATCTGTTCCAGGATCTAGAACCTTCTCGCCTGTGGAAAGATTTGAAAATTGCGGATATAAGCTTCCCGCCTGATCTCTGACCTTTATATGGATTCCCTGATCCAGGGCTGCTGTGCTACTTCCATGAAAATTAAGATATCCCACATTCTTAGGAAATTGCTGAAGAACATAGTTTTCGTATCCTGTCAAAGAGTCGAGATACATCTCTACTTCTCTATTGGTGCCATCAAATGGAAATTCATTTACAATTTTATCAAATGCAACATTTACCTTAGAGACAGCAGAGTTAAAGAATGTGTGATTTTCAAAGCTAGACCAGTCAACATTAAGCTGCTGTGTTGATTTTATTCCATCTCCAGGTACACTATATCTAAATGAAGAAGTACTTTCAATATTGGAGTCTGCTACTTCAAATAGAGATGTCTCTCTTGTTCTAGAGCCATTGTCTTGAATTCCCCTTACAACAGTGGGGGTAAACAGTCTAGGCTTGAACTGTACAAGAACTCTATCATTTGACATTATTCATCTACCCTAAATTTAGATCCAACATTTGTAAAGACTCTATCGACACCAAACTCTTCAATTAAAAAGTCAAAAACGTATGTTCTTCCTGTCGGTAGAGACTCCATGTAAAAGTCAAAAAACATTCCATCAGAATCTGTAGATAGTAAAGTTCCCTTATATGCCCTGTCAAAAGGAACTATTATTCTTCCGTCTAGGGCATCTCTGATTCTGTAGTGCATTTTTGAAAATATTTCACTTTTTGATTCAATTGGTGATTTTTTAAAGATAACCTCTCTTCCTAGATTTTCAACAAAAACTCTTAGCTTTGTTTTCTCAAATGATCTATACCTTGACTTTAGGTTTGTAATGTTTAGATAGAACTTATCAGTTGCATTATCAAAGCTAGTTCTTTTAACAGTATTGACCATTAAAGATCCAGTGTGAAAGCCAAGCTTGTAGTCTGTACTTCCCCAGTATGTATTAAAGGTTGCAGAAGCAGCATTAACTATTTCATTCCTAAGAGTTCCGGATGAAAATTCACCTATTGCAAATGTTGCTGAATAAACCCCAGTTATATAGTTTAATCCTATCTTGTGCTGAGATGCTGTGACAGATGTTGTAAAAAACGTCCCTCTGTCATGAGAGCCCGATTCTACTCTTAGAACTATGCAATTTGCACCCTTTATTTCATTTCCTGTTCTTCCATCAAGAATATGTGCAGGATGCCCTCTGTGAAAATTATTTAGAAAAATAGATCCCGTAAGATTAAAGAAGAAATTTTCATGATGATCTTGTTGTGCATCGTTATAGTGAACTATTAGTCTTGGTCTGTTTTCAACTGTGGTTGCATGTCTAGATGCAAATCTTTTGACAAATCTTGTCTTCTCATCTGTCTCTTCAGATCCACTAAGTGAAATTCTAAATCCACAATCAGGTATTTGATTAGCTAGAACACCAGAGACAATTGCTGTCACATCAACATTAAGATCCTCGTCGCCCGACTCAAATAGCTGTGACTTCCAGAGAAATCCTACACCATTTCCATCGTTCAAGTTTCCAGATGTAATAATGTCTATATCAGGACTTCCTAAAAGACCCTCTTTATTTGATCCCGTAAAAGTCCATAGAGTGGGTGATTGACCTGAGACAGATGCTGTAATAAAGTTACAAGAGTCAATGTCGGAAAATGAAATAATATCTTTTCCCACACCTTCGTCAAAAGATTTTGACAACGGAGCAACAAGAACATTAAAGTTAGAAGGTGTCGTCTGTCCCCCATATACATCTGAAAGCTTGAGAAAGCACTTAAAAGATGAGTGGTTTATATCTAAAATCGATCCTGTCATTGCTCTAAGCGGGTCTAGGTCAAACTGTATTAAGATCCTAGAAAGCTCTTTCGGTGTTGTATTTGATCCGGATGTAGATTCACCATATAGTTTAAATAGATCAAGTGTGCCAGCAAGCCCAACATTTGCATCTGTAGCTCTGAAGTCATTGTTTATAACTTTATTTGTAATATACGTGTCTTTGCTTGCTGTTAATATTCTATACATTTTTTCACCTATTCTGCAACACCTGTTATGTCAAGATCAGGATATCTTATCTCAAAAATTCCACCAGGCTCTGGAGAGATAATACCCTTATATGTGTTTTGATCTATGTTGAATATGATATCACTGTAAACTCTTCCGTCTTTTGATCCGTTTAGATTTATAATATCAAGCTCAGATAAAGATATAACCCCTGGTGAATTTAAAATGATATTCTGAATGTCTCCTGTCATTATTGGTTGATCTATCTGAAAGTTTGCAACTTTAAAGTATTTCTTTAATTTAGAATTAATGGTAAGTATTGTTGCTTTTTTGTTGGCTATATTGTTAACTACTATGCTATAATTAATTCCAATGTGGACAATTGGAGAGTCAAGGATATCAATTGCATCAGAGATTAATCTATTTTCATTTAGAAATAGTGCCAAATTATCTTTTAAAGAGTCTGGAGATATTGTCAATCTTCCGCTAGAGTCTCTGCTAATAATGTATAAAAGAGTTGCGAGCGGATTGTCTGGATTTGATCTAACGCCAACCCTGTAGACTCTTCCAAATCTTGAAGGCATCATATAGATATGAGAAATTAAATCAGCCTTTGTTACAATTCTTGACTGTGTATTTTTAGCAGACACAAGTAACCTTTTCATATCTTCGAGAGAGACTTGATTTTCTCCACCTGCTGCAGCTTGTGGATTTGTACAGTCAACAGATGCCCTAATTCTAGTCTTAACTGAAGCGTGTAGATTAGCTTTGAACTCTGTGTGTAGCGTCTTAATTCCCACTATTGATCCCGCAGAAACATTATGTGAAAGACCGCCGCCCTGTCTGTATTCTACAAGTATTGTTGTATTTATCGGTGATATTCCAAGCGACTGTGTTCTTAGAAGGTTGTTTGGATCAATACTGAATCTCTTTATCTCCTTTTTTCCATACATTGGAAGTGATAGCTCACTTGGATCTGGAATAATATCGTCATCTAGAGTGTCTGCCCTTCCAGATCCAAATCTTATAGACGTTGTTCCTGAATTTACATCTCTTTGAACAGTATATCTGTATGGACATGGCAGGAGTTCTAAGTTTTCAGGAACATCTACGCTGTCAGATGACTGATTTGAAACTCTTTTATATACTACATTTTGAACAAGAGAGTCAACTTCATAGTACTTATTTCCCCTTGTGTCCATTACATAGATTATTTCTGATATGTTTACACCACTTAGAGTAAGTTTTCTAAACGGAACAAAACTATCTGATATGCTGAATTCCTTTCTGGATACAGATCCAGATATACATCTTCCAGATCTCTTTAAGATATATTGCTTTGGCGGACTCGATGCATTTGCAGGTGTAATCTGCTGAAAAGCATAGTTTCCATCAGAGTCTTTTTCAGAAAAGTCTATATCGTCGGCAAGAGTAAATAGAACACCATTTGTAGAGCTGACTATGGTTCCCTGAACAATTGTGGGAAGATAGGAGTGCATGGGAAGAGATGTATCGTCGGGATTAGAGTCAACTTTTATATAGAAGTCAATATCCGCTACAGCTGGAGTTGCACCCATTATTTTCACACCGGCATTTCTTAGAAGTCTTTGAATGTTTCTATCTTCAACAGCTGTTTCAATATCTAGCTCATTAAACTGATGATCTAGATAGTAGCTCATAACATCTCCGACGTATGCATTCATATCGAGAAGAAGACCTCCGACTGTTGCATCTCCGAAATCTTGAATCTTATCAGAGAAAAAAGTTCTAGCATAGGACACAAGATCAGCCCTGAAACTTTCGAAATCTTTATTTAGATAAGATCTAAATTCGCTCTTTTTTAATTTTGTCTTTATTGCCATTAAACTATCCTATACAATGTAAAATTATCTCTATTCCCTTATTATAAAGGCCTAGCTTTGGAACGCTGTAAAACACCTTAATACTAACCTCTGCAATAGATTCTATAGTTGGTGAATCACTAAATGTTGATTCAAATGATGAGAGCTCAATATAGGGCATATAGCTTTCAACTGCAGTCATAATTCTTTTCATCACTTCAGAATCAAAATCATCTTTTGCCAATCTTTCCGTAGTTAGCTCCCTAAGATTGGCACCAAAATTATAAATACCAAGCCTCTCTCCGTGATTTGTTAAAATTAGATTTTTTAAATTATCCTGAATCTGATCACCTATGTCTGTATGCATATCAAAGATTCCAGATACTCCAGATCCAAATCTTAGAGGTGTTTTTATTCCAATCGGTTGAGGATCTACTTCTCTATTAAATTTAGCATCAGTGCTTCTATCACCAGAACTTTTAAAATTTATAGAACTCACAGTCGGTCGCCTCTAAAGATTAATTATTATCCTCAATAAGTAATCGTGATCTGAAATTTATCGATAATAAAGAATTAAGTAATTTATGCTGTGGCTGTCTCAGGTTCATCCTGAATAACCTCTGGCAATCCTGCCAGAATTGTGGCCTTGACAGATCTAAAAATCATACCATCTCCAACTATAAGTCCGACAAGAGTTGTTGCAAGATATTTTACAACGGCAACAACAAGTGCCATAAGTGCAGCAACCTTTAAAAACATTCCAGGCTCTGCACTAAACACTATTGCAAGTATTTGAACAACTATGCCTACAAGAAACTTTATAAGACCCACAACACCCTCCTTAAGAGCCTCCAGGAGTGCTTGGATAAAAGCAAGTGTTGGAACCTTTGTAGTAAAGAATTCAATAAGCTTTTGAAAAAATTGATATATTTCTGAAAGGATATTTGGCTGCGGTAGTTGAAAAAACTGAGGCCAGTCAAAGGGTAAAATATCAATATTAAAAAGCTCCCTAGCTCTCTCAGGTAACTCAAGTATGAATGCAGGAAGCTTGGGCGGTAGATCTGGTATCGGTATAGAAAGTAGATTTTCTAATGCAGCGAGAACAGCATTCATTACAGCTTCTTTTATCTCATCTTTAATTTTCTGGACAATATTATGAAGTGCCTCTTTAATCCTATTTCTTATTTTTCTGCCAATATCAGCATTATTTATAAAAGCTCGAATTGCCTGGACAACCTCCACAATTGTGTCAATGATATCCCCGATCCATGGTATATTGAATACTGCTAAGAGTGCCTTAAGCCCTTTCCGAAATTTTCCCAGCGCGAGGATTGCAAAAGCTGCAAGGATTTCCTTGATCTTTTCAAATATTTCTCCGATTGTAATATCTTTAAACTCAAAATTAATCTTTTCAAGTAGTTCATCTATTTTTTCTCCCAGAGCTTCCCTTGCTTCTTCTAGTGCATCTGAAACCAGGCTGACAATATTTTTAATAAAGTCCTGAATTGCTGTCTTTACATTGGCAATTATTATCGTTGGGTCAATGATTCCAAACTGTTTTCCGATCGGGTCGTCGATACTAAGGTTTAAAAATGACGCTGTAGATCCAAGAAACTCTGAAAAAGTAGCATCAAATGATGTAATGCTATCCGGATCAGATGCAAGTGCATTTGCAAGATCAGGTGAGGGTGGTATGTTTAAGTCATAATCTCTAAAGATTGCACCAACATCAACCACACCAAGAATAGAAGTTGCAGGCGTAGGAATAGCTGTTCCCGACTTTAGAATATCAAATGAATCTAGCTTATATTGCTTATTGGCATCATCTGACAGTACAAGATTGCCTGAGTCATCTTCTTCTAAGGGCCCACCTGTATCTGGCCCAAGCGAGTCAGCCATTATTTCACCAGGACCTTAGTCGCATAAGCACTGGTGTGAATTCCAGCTGAAGTTGCCACGTCTGCTGAGCTTTGAGGGAGAGCAAGCTGACCTCCTGCAGAAGTAATCACAGGTGTTGCAGTAATCGTACCAGCATTATTAGAGACAGCGGGTGTTGCAGTTGATGAAGTTGTCAGAATTGCCTTATCTGCATCCTCCCCTCCAAGCTTAATGATTCCCCCAGAGCCTGGGACAAAGACAATGTTTCCATCCGCCTTGAGAACAACAGCTGAACCCGTCCCCTCCTCACCAATCACAATCTTTAGATCTTCTGAGGCAACCATCCTCAACTGAGCTGTCTTTAAGACAATTGCAGGCTTAGATCCCTCTGTGTGCTCTACATTCTCAATGTTGATAGAAAAGTTCTGATCGGCGCTTGTCTTCATTGACATGTATATTCTAGATAGATCATTTATAAAGTCTGGATTTCCCTCATGTGTATTTTCCTCTCCTGACTCACTCTCAATTGCATTTTTTGGGATCTCATGATATCCACGAGTATTTAAGACGCCATCGGGAGCACTAAATGCTGATGTCTCTTCAGTTTGACCTCGTCCGACTACGATATCAATTGCACCCTGACCTCCCACAGGCAGTCCGCCTGGAAACGGGTTTATAGATTCTGTGTCAGGCGCACCCGTATTGATTGGGCCTATTCTTTCAGACCCAAGAACTATCATTGCATTATTAGATCCCTGAAGAACTACGTCGCCTACAGCTTTTGAGAATCTTGGGACTGGCTCACCAATAAACTGATTACAGCTTCCAACATTACCCAAAGCCTCAGAGAGACGAATTATCTCGCTATACTGTCGAAGACCATCTCTCAAAGTTCTTCTAGTTGAGCTTCCAAGAGATCCATCTGGAAATCCCGGACCTATAAAGTTTTCATCAGTAGATCCCTCATCGTCAAATAAGCTACCGAGGGGAAGATCACCTATTGTAGACTGACCCTCAGGACTGTCTGATAGTAGGGGTGAACCCATTCTATCTGCGTGTGTATAGTTGAGATCATCTACTTGTAAGTCAACACACTTTCTAGTAATCCAGTACCCTAGTGTCTCGTTACCTCGAAGGGTCTCAAATATGACCCAAACCTGCTCTCCTGGCTTTACTGGTAGACAAAGGTGAGGTGAGAAAAAAGGATAAAATATATAAGGTTTCTTAAATTTTCCTTTTTTATCTGAGACTATGTAAGCTGATATGCTATTTCTTGGCATTTTATCAACATACTGTGGGTTTTGAACACCCGGTCCCTCTCCTCTCCCTTCTAAAGAAATCCTATGATAGTTTGCAAGATCAGAAGGGTTTGAGTAAAAGTCAGCAACAACTGCAGTATAGAATACTCTAGATGAGGGACCTTTTGCCTTAAACCCTATTCCTAGCGGCCTATTAGGATCTGCTCCTGACATCTTATCCGCCTATCTCGCTGAATATGTCATCAGGATTTATTACCTCTGCCTTTGACTCAGCCTTATCAATGATCTCTGCTAGTCTTAGTATTTGATCATTTGACTTTGACATCCTTTCAAGATATTTTGCCATGATTGGTCCAAATGTTGTGTGGTTTCCTGGATTTCCCTGGGATTGAGTCATGAGATCCATAAATAACATGCCTGCATTCTCTCTATCATTTAGGGCATTTTCATAGATCTCTTTCCACAAAAGCCGTTTCTTATCTTCAGTGCTCTCAATTGCGTCAAGCATGTCACCGAAGTCTTCTATCTTCTTATTTTTTTTATTGATTGATTTTTGAAGCCTGTCAATTTTTTTTGTCATTTTTAATCCCCCTTTAAAAGAATATATCAAACTCCTCTAGTTTGACCAGCGACTTATAGTGCTTTCTTATTGAGGACATTGCAATTGAAAGCTGCTTTGGATTTAAGTTTGATATATCCCTTAGATATACAAATATTGCACGTTTGTTAAGCAGATCAAGATCGTCAATCTTTTCAAAAAGGCAGATTATTGCATTAATGCAAGCAATTTCATTTTCACTTGAAAGCTTTCCCTTTATCTCCTTCATAAGAGAGAACATATTTTCAATTGACTCTCTCTTCAAAATTCTCTCATCTTGTTCTGGTGCTATCTTATATGTCTCTATTGCTCGCATATCCCTTTTACTAATTGAAAACGGATCATCTATGCTAACCTGTCGCCTATTTTGTTTTGCTCGTTGTTTGCTTTTGATAATTAGCCAATTTTTTGCCACAACATTAAAGTAAGAGAACGCCTTTGTCCCTCTGCTGTGGTCAAATTTATGAAGTGTTTCATATAAAAATGTTACACAGTCGCTTTTAAGATCTTCATATGAGCTGTGGCTTGATTTAAATCCGTGAATGAATATTAAATTTTCTACAAGCTTATCAAATGCAGGAAGTATATCAGTGACATATAGCTTTTCTTTTTCACTATTTAACTCTTCTTGTTGAAATTTAACAATTGCGTCATGAGTCCCTGAGTGGAAATATAAATTTCTCTTTGCGCCCTTTTTTCTTCTTCTTATTTTGACAATTTTCTTCTTAGCTTTTTCCATTTCAACCTTCTTCTATTTTATCCATATCGCTCTCAATGGAGTTCTTATCGATAGCGCCAAGAATATTTGCAATTTTTAAAATTGATCCTCTTGTATCTTTGATATCTCTAACAACCTGCCTAATTTCAACACTGTCAAAAAAGACAGGCTTTTCAAGTATCTTAGTCATACTCATATATCTTTCGTCAAGAATGTCAAGACAATCTTCAATTCCATCTTGGACATTTAATATTATTACTCCAAATTTGTAATTATAGTAAACAGATAGACACAAAAGTGGAAACAGGGTGCAAGAAATAGCAACCCAGATCCAAGTCAAGCTTTATCTCCGAAGGCACTATCAAACAGGCTGTCATATTTCTCACAGACAGCTTTCTGAGAAAATGTATTTCTTAGACGATCAGACAAGTCAGAGGCCCACTGATTAGGCTTGCTATAATTATGCCTAAACTTTCTAATCTTCTTTTTAAAGTCTTCCTCATCAGCATCTGCCCATCTAAATCCTTTCTTAAATATTCTTCCATCTATTCTATCATCAGGTATCTCAACAAGTCTATAGTTTACAGGAATAAACTTTCCAGAGTTTAAAAAATCCAGATGCCCAGACCAGTTAGTTGCAATTACTGGAATTTTTGCAACAGAAGCCTCAAGAAGGGGTAATCCAAATCCCTCTCCCCTTGTCAAGCTTACAAAGCACTTTACTGAATCTACGTTATAGAGAGATGCAATTTCTTTGTTTGTTAAATTTCCATGTATGAGATGAACTTTTGGATATGGTCCGGGCCTGACTTCAGAGATAACCTGCTTAATTTTTTGCTTAGTTATTTCTCTATCAATTCTTGTTCCTCGTCCATGATTTGTCTTTATTATTAGGCCAACATCTGGATCGTCTGAGAACTCTTCAAAGATCCACTTCATTGTATTTAAAAGATTTTTTCTATCATTTCTTGGTGAGCCGCCTGTAAACTGCCCAACAATTAAAAAATTAAATGATGTATCTAGATTGAGAGGTAGTGGATCTAGATTCTCTTCAATTTCTTCAAGATATGACTCGGGAACAACGTGAACTGGTGTGGTCGGTTTTCCCGTTCTTAGTATAGTGTCACGTATGTGCTCAGTCGGAACAATAACAAGATCCATTTGATTAATTTTTTCAATCCAGTCAGAATTGCACATATCAGTCTCAACAAATGCACTAACACCTACGTTGAAATTAGCTATGCTTGCATCCCACTCATCAGGTAACTGAACCTGGAAAGATATGTCAGACTTTAACTGTCCCGGATCAGACCTATTCATAACATCAGCAACGAGCCCATCCTCCATATCAGGATTTATCATCCACGAAGTATTGCCCCACTGCAGTATTTGAGTTGAGACATTGAAATCTGGTCTTGTTAAAAGCCACTTAAAGATCTGTCTAGAGTGAGTTCCATAACCACTGTAAGATAAAAGAGGAGCCCTTATTATAACGTTTTTCATTTATTGATTAATCCCTATAGTGTAAAACATTCATATCTCTTATAGTCTTCTTTCCAGCTATCTAAAAGACTATCCATTGTTTTGTGCCAGTCATCGACTGTTTTTTCAATTCCAAACTCTGTCTTAGAATAATCAAGGCACTTGTTTTTTAATTTTTTCCTTTTAGCAGGAGATAAATCATGCAGCTTTAAAATAGACTTAGCTGTTGTCTCATTAGTGCAATAGTCCTCATAGATAAAAGGAACCTGCTGAGATCCCACTAGGGATCTAAACTCTACTGGAATTGCAACTCCATTCTCTGTTCCATCGCGGTGGTCTACAACCTGTCTTGTTAGACCACCCGTCTTTAGAGCGACAATCGGACATCCCGTCATCATCGCTTCGAGAGTGGAAAGCCCAAAACCCTCTGCGTAACTAATGTTTAGACAAAAATCTGAGATATTATATAGTATGTTCATCTTTTCAAACTCAAGCCTTTCATTTGAGAAAAATATACTATCTGCAACTCCGTGAAGCTCTGCATTTTTAATTAAGTTGGGACCCTCTTGATCGTGTGGGTCTGTATGCATGATCAAAGTAGCCTTTCTATGTCCGTGCTTCTTTTCTAAAATTTCTAAAAACTTTTTCCATGATTCAACAACATCAGCAGGTCTTTTTCTTTTTGCGTTTCTATTGACCCAAATTCCAACAAAGTGATCAAGTCTGTCATCTCCCAAGATCTGCCTCTTATATGACACCCTCTCAGTACTTGATACAGGGAAAAATAGCTCTTCTGGAACTGCGTGTGGAATAAAGTTAACCTTAGGTGTAACACGATCTTTTATTAGGTCATACGTCATGTGAGAGTGACAATTAATCAAGTCTGTAGACTCGTATAGCACATGATTAAAATCTGGATATGGATCATTATCCCAAACATGCCACCAGACAATTGGACACATTTGATGAACCTCATCTTCCATTTCAAAAAGCCAGATAAAAAATCTTGGATCAGTAAAGATAAAAAGAATATCAGGCTTTTCTGTTGCAAGCGCAACCCTTATCATATCTCTACTTCCAAAACCGTCTATTGGCTTTATGATAAAATCATCGTGAACCTGGACTGTGTCATAGTTTGAATGCTTTAGTGCAGCACCAAACTGTCTAAAAGTCCAATGTCCTGGATGCTGTCTTAAAAGACCGTTTAAAAGATGGCGTGTCTGAGTGCCTACACCAGATGTGCTTAAGGCGTGGTCAGAAAGCACCAATACTTTCTTTTTTTCTGACATATTTTATAAACCTCAGTGAAATATTATCATCGAGATATTATAAAGTAAATCAGGTACAATGTTCTGTATTTTTAAATTGACAGTATCTACAAGAGTCTCTATTTTTTAAAAACATCCCCCTGTAGACAGAAGAGATCATGCTATTCATCATCTTAATCCCGCGCTCTAATGTCTTTGGTCCCACAGCCACTGTAACAAGCTCACAGATACGTCCTGGCTTACCCCCGCGCTTAAGAAGGATAAAACCACAACGCACATCCTTGAGAGGTATAGAATGCTTTCTTGCCCAGAAATGCTTATATAAAATAAGCTGTGCTGTCATTAGCAAGCTCTGTTTCTTTTCTCTTCTCCAGCCATAGGATTGAGCCGTCTTCCAGTCGAGAATCCAATAGTTATATCCCTCTCCTCGCTTCTTTGGAA